ATGTTGTATTTTCAACACTTTTATAGAAAAATACCTTTTTTAATTTATGGTAATATGTGTGTTTTTTCGTATAAAAGTGGGACAAAAGAAGGACAAAAAAACAAAATTGTAGGACGGATTTGTTATATAAAACAAGGGGAGAATTTCTCCCCTATCTCCTAAAAATTTGTTATAATCAATTCTTTATACATTCCTTTTCTACCATTACTAAGAGATAAGTTGCTACTTCTTTCTACCTCTTGTATATCAAATCCTTCATACAAATTTTTTATAAATTCATTATCATTATAGCTAAGTACAAAATGCCCTTTTATGTTTTTAAGGCTATCCCTCAAAAGTATATGTTGTTCTTTATCAAAAACATAATCTCCCATATGATATACTTTTTCCGCCTTATAGTATGGAGGGTCACAATAAAATAGCGTACCTTCTTTATCATATCGTGTTAGTATATCTGTAAAACTTTTATTTTCTATTACTACCTTTGATAACCTTTTTGCAATTTTTTCTGCATTTTGCAAAAGCAAATAAGGACTTCTGTAATTTGCACTATAGTGTTCTAATTTTGCACCGTAAGAGGTTCTAATCATATAATAAAACATTGCTGCCCTTTGAATGTCTGTAAGTTCTTTTTTGTTATAGTCTTGTTTAAATTTGTTAAAAATCTCCCTTGCATTGAGCGTGAACTTCAATTCTTGTAATACTTCTTTAGGATACTTTTTAATACATTGAAATAGATTTACTAAATCACTATTTATATCATTATATACTTCTTGTTCCGCATACTTTTCTCTATAAAGCAATACCCAAGCTGCACCGCCAAACACTTCTACATATCTGCTAATATATTGTGGAAATCTTTTTACAATTTCTTTTCGAAGTAGCTTTTTACCGCCAATCCAAGTAATAAAACTATCCATAACAACAAACCTCCTAACATAAAAAAAGAGGGCTTTTCGCCCTCATCTGTCATACAATCCCATATTATCATGAGAAACGTAAATCCTCAACATATCATATGTTAACATCAACTCTCCTTTTTCATTTCCTACAAGAGCACCCTTGTCAATCAACTTTTTAATTGTGGGTTTTGCCCATTTTGGTACATCATCTATTTTATTGTAAAGCATTTCATTTCCTTCCTTCTTTTCTTCACTCAACTTCTTTTTAAAATCTAGCCATTGTATTTGATTTCTGACAAAAGGTTCTGGACACATTTTTCCTGTGACATCATAATGCCTAAGCACATTTTCTATTGGTATGTTGTACTTTTTCATAATAACCTTTATGAGTTTAATTGCTGTATTTTGCGTTTGTTCATTTATGTAATATTGCCCTTTGTCATCTTTTTCGCTACACATTTCAACACCAATGCTGTTATCATTTCTACATTTTGGGTGCTTATAGCTTTTTGCTCCACAATGCCAAGCCGTATCAGTATCTTTTACACTTTGTACTACATTGCTTTCATCTACAAAATAATGAGCCGAAGCATTTCTATTTGGTTGAGCAAAATAATTACCATTACCTTCTGCCTTGTCACCGTTATTCGCTGTATAATGTACTACAATGTACTGTATAGATGATTTTCTACCTTTATTGTAGTTACTTTGATGTGCTAACATCTGTTTGACTTCCATAGTATCACCTTTCATTCATAAATAATGTCTAAACCATAAGCCTTAGCCGTTTCGTGTTCAATTCTACATCCTCTTGCCTTTTCCCAACCTCTACAAAAATAAACTGCTTGGCAGGTTGACATATATTTTAGAGATTTTGCAAGATGATACAAAGGAACATTTTCAAAACCTTTTTCTTTCAAATCCTGTTCATTATCATCAAAATAAGTATTTAACACTTCATAGCCTTTTTCTGTTAAAGCTGCTACTGCCCTTTCTCTTGTTTGTAAAATTTCTTGCTCTGTTTTGCCGCCCATTGTTTGTGATATCATTGCTATTTTTTTCATAATATATTTTCCTCCTATTTTCTCTATTTTTTAATCTTTTTTAGGTTTCTGATAAGTCAATGCTTGTTTACTATCTGTAATTCCTTGTGTAGTAGGGTCATTGACATAGCCCACAACTGCTACAACTACACACCCTAATGCAAAAGGATTACTCAAAAGATTTTTCACTTGTTCCGCTAGTATTGCCCAACTGGTAAACATTTCTGGTTTTGCACCAACCGCCGCCAACACTATCGCCACCAATCCAAACCAAAAATACGGATTTTTTGCCCTTACCTTCCAGTTGATTTTTTTCATAAGCTATACCTTCCTTTCTTCTAATATACTTATTCTATTCTCGTGTTCTGCTAGTTGTTCATCTTGTTTGTCATTGTGTGCCCATATTTTAACGTGGCTGTCGTGATTATGATTTTCAAATTTCTCCATTTTTGACTCTAAATGCTCACAAGTATCATTTAATTTTGTAATGGTGTTTGTCAAATTCATAATAGGCTTTGTGACTGTAGCAATCAGCCCTAGCAATGCAATCATTACTGTTACAATTTCCCACTCCATACTATTCCCTCCTTCCTACCCATACTAAAATCAAAATAGTCTACAAAAGTATCAATAAAAAAAAGAGCCTTAGCCCTTCAATAATTCTATCTCTTTTTGTAATTGTTCTATCATATGTTGTTGTTGCTGTATTGCCTTTATCATAGGCGCAATAAATTCTGCATATCCTAATGACAATACATCTTCCCCACCATCTATTTTACTATCCAAATATCCAGCAAAGTCAACGCCTAAATCATTCATTACTTCTTTTACTTCTTGTGCTACCAGTCCATAGTGTGGACGTTTGCCCGCCTTGCTGCCATCGTTTGTAGCTGTAAAATCTCTCTCTTTGCCCTGTTCAAAATACGCTTCACGACTGTTCATTCTATATTTTCTAGGGCGTAACTTCATTATAAAATTTAATCCTAGTGGACTGTCCTCAATGTCTAGCTTGTCACGGGCGTCGGAGCGAACTACTAACGCTTTTTGAGCATATACAGTGACGGAAGTATTTCCGAGTTGTATTTGGTTAGAGCCTGTAACTTGGGCATTGTAACCTAATCCAGTACAATTAGTATAAGTTGTTAAATTTTCCAATGCACTTGCACCTAAAGCTGTATTGTAATTACCTGTTTTACAGTTCGTAAGTGTTTTATATCCAATTGCACAATTATTTGAGCTTTTTGTTAAAGAATATAATGCTAAGTAACCTAAAGCTACATTGTATTCTCCAGTAATAACATTTTGTAAAGCAAATTCTCCTATAGCTATAGTGCCTACTATTATTCTATCTTCATCTGTGTAATTATATCCTATAGCACTATGACCTATTGCGATATTTCCTTGACTTCTTTTATTAGATGAACCTCCATCTATCGAAGTTATACCATATAAAGTATCAGACCCTATTGCTATATTACAATTAGTAAGCGTTCCACCTGAGCTTACTGCTAAGGCATCATTACCTATTGCTATATTAGCGTGTGTATTTCCAATACTTGAATAGTTGCTATGACCTATTACTATATTTTCTGAACCCATTTCTTCTATATCCTTACAAACATCATTTCCAATCACTATATTTTTGCTGCCAGTTTTATTTTTCCACATAGACAAAGCACCAATTGCTATATTATTATCACCAGATATATTATTTTGTAATACTTGACTGCCAATCGCAGTATTATACTTTCCTGTTGTGTTATTTGACAAAGTATATTTTCCTAAACCTACATTACCATATCCTGTTCCTGCCCCTATCATTACATTATCAATTTCAGATTTTGTCATTGTACCACCAAAAGCTGCACCATTTTTAGTAATATTTCCACTCACAATAAAATTTACATTTTTAGCTTTAATCTCCATATTATCATCTGTAGGTTCACTAATATGAACATAATCACCATCGCCAAAATTGATTTTGCAACCATAGTTGCTACTAGCTGTTTTTAATGTCAAATTTCCTTGAATGATAGTTGCACCGCTTATCGTACCTCCTGCACTTGGGAATGCACCTAAATTTGTTCTAGCATTTGCCGCTGTTGTAGCACCCGTTCCGCCGTTTGCTATAGACAATGTACCGCTTATAATATCATCTACACTATGTTGGTGTTCTTTATCCGCCTTCCCCTCAAACAATTCATTATGGGCATTGTCATCTACATTATGGGTATCAAGCATATCTTTTGTCATAATAACAGTATGAGGGTCTATAGTAAAGGAAAGTGCTTCTGTATTTTTAACAGCTAATCGCATCGTTAATTTGAGTTCTGTAGAAGCACCGTCCTCCAATCGCACTTTTGGTAAATCGGGAGTATTCCCTATTGCAACAAGTTCTTCTGTTTCATCAAGTAAAGCTATTTCTCTTACAATAAAGCCACTCACTTCTGCGGGAATTACTGTAGTAATTCTCAATATTTTTTGAGCGTCCTGTACAACATCGGCTTTAGAAATCGTACCCCTCCACACTTCATTTTTGATTGCGGTCATATCACTTGTGGGCACATAATATTCCCCATTACCATCACCTACTAAAAATGTGGTAATATTTAGCTTTTGTCCTCCTGCTACCGCTTCGGCTATTTTAGACTGTCCCACATCTGTCAATATTGCAAAATATTTTCTTGTTGACATGAAAACACCTCCCCATTTACTTTTTGTTTTAATGCTTCTATTTCTTGCTGTTGCAATTCTATCATTTGTTGTTGTTGCTGTATTGCCTTTACAATAGGGGCAATAAATTCTGTATAGCCCAATGAAAGTACATCTTCCCCACCGTTTATTTTGTGGTCTTGATAGCCTGCAAAATCAACATTCATTTCCTCTATGACTTTTTTGACTTCTTGTGCTACAAATCCTTGATGAAAGCGTTTTCCCGCCTTGCTGCCATCATTTGTAGCTGTATAATCTCTTTGTTTTCCCTGTTCAAAATAGAGTTCTCTGCTATTCATTTTAAATTGTCTAGGTGTTAGCTTTTTAATAAAGTCTAAACCTAGTACAGTGTCTTGTATTTCTATTTTGTCCCTAGCGTCCGAACGGGTTTGTACAGCGGTTTGAGCGTATACGGTGACATTCGTATCACCAAGTTGTACTTGATTAGAAGCCGTAACAGTGGAATTTGCACCTAAACCAGTACAATTAGAATAATTTGTATTTGTTTTTAAGGCTTGACAGCCTATTGCTGTATTGTCACTTCCCGTTGTATTGTAACCTAAAGCATATTCTCCTAAAGCTGTATTACAGTTTCCTGTTTTACTATTGCCTAATGCAAATAAACCTACTGCCGTATTTTGATTTCCTTGTGTATTGTTATATAACGCTTCTTCTCCTACTGCCGTATTACTATGTCCTGCTGTATTTGCTTTTAATGCTACAAAGCCTACTGCTGTATTTTGTCGTCCATTTGTATTATTATATAGTGCTTGATTTCCAACGGCTGTATTCATTGAACCAGATACAGATTGTGCCAAAGCATTTATACCAAATGATATATTTTCACTGCCACCTCCAGAAGGTTTTAAAACGTTATAAATTTCAGTTTTTGTTAAAGAAGTACCACTTTGCCAACCAGCCGCTTCTAACAATTCTCCTATTTTTTCCCCTGTAAATTTCGTTTTATCTACTTTTTTATCTAATTCTGTTGTAAATTTCGTTTCATCTACTTTTTTGTTTAGTTCTGTTGTAAATTTCGTTTCATCTACTTTTTTATTTAATTCTGTTGTAAATTCCGTTTTGTCTACCTTTTTATTTAGTTCTGTTGTAAATTCTGTTTTGTCTACCTTATTATTTAATTCTGCTGTAAATTCCGTTTCATCTACTTTTTTATTTAGTTCTGTTGTAAAATCCGTTTCATCTACTTTTTTGTTTAGTTCTGTTGTAAATTCGGTTTTATCTACCTTTTCATCAAACAAATTTTTATGGGCATTTTCATCATTTTTGTGAGCGTCAAGTTCTTGCATGGTAGCATAAACAGCACTAGAATTTACCACAATATTTACGACTTCTGTATTTGTAACGGCTATTCTCATATACACAACCGCTTCTGTCAATGCCCCTTCTTCCAACACTGCTTTTAATAAATCTGGTGCATTACACACTGCTATCATATTGTTGTTGTCGTCAAATATTGCCATTTCTCTTAGTGTAAAATGTCCTACATCTTTTGGAATAGTACCACTAATTTTTATGACATTTTGTGAAATACTATCTATTTCATAATTCTGTATTTTTCCTCTCCATATTTCCCTTTTTAATGCTGTCATATCGCTTGTAGGCTTATAAAAAACGCCGTCACCGTCACCAGCCGCAATACTTACTACATTTACTTTTTGTCCTTTTTGTGCGGCTTTTGCCATCAATTCCGCACCCAAATCTGTCACAATGGTATAATATTTTTGTTCTGCCATACTATCCCTCCTTTATTTCTGCACTCAATCCCACACACAACACACCATCTGTATACAATTCCGCTTCATTTTGATAGTTTGAGGGCATAATTGGCAGCACATCGACAACTTGTGCTATTACGGTAGTGCCACCTACCTTTACACTTGTATCCTCTGCATCGTATCGAAATTTCTTAATGTATTCAATATTCGCTGGTAGTACCCTTTCGAACATTTCAAGCACTTGTTTGACAATATGACTTTCTAAATTTTGCTCTGTGAGTTGTATTGAAACGTCTAAAAAATAATCATTGTGGTACAATGTCATAGTGTAGCCATTTTCACCGCATATACTATCCATAAGCATTACAAGTCTTTTCCATGTATAAGGCAAATTTTCGTTCAATCGTATCCAAATATTTTTTCTTCTGATTTCTAATGTATCTGTATCAGACGCATTTAATTGCAATATGTCCTCCCAACGTTTACAACCATATTCCGTCAAACTTTCTAAAAAGCCATTATCGAAAACGACTTCAAGAGCCTTCCACAGTGCATTGACTTGTGGACTTTGTACATTGCACAACACTTGATATTCTCTTACATTTCTTATCACTTCTGGCAGATACTGACACAAATCAACTTCTCTTGTCATACACCTGCCCCCTTACTACAATATTGTTTTCGTCAATTTCAATATTTCTCATTTGCCCATTTAGTTCCGTATCACTTACATCTAATACGCCCTCTAAATCCAATATACGGCTTTCAATTCGTGACACTCTCACCACTAAATTTTTCTCATTTCCCCAGCTTTCATTAAGCTGTTTAAAATAATCGTCAATAGTATTTTGAAGTGCCGCTTGTATTCTATCAAAATAATAACCATTCTGATATGTGATATGAGCAGCGACATTTACTGTCGTTTTTTCCGCCCCTACCACCGTCACAACGTGTCCAATAGGTGCTAATCCCAAGCCTTGCCCTTGATTTTGTGTAGGGTCTATTGCGGTTTGCACCATATCCACCAATTCTTGACTAGGGGCGTTGTATTCCGATGTAAGTATCACTAACTTTACTGTACCGCCGCCCTGCCAAGTAGGGTACACCTTCACCGCTCCAACACCTTGCATTTGCAACACTTTCTGTTTGTAATCTGCAATATTTCCACCAAAAGCAAGCCCAAAAAGACTATCATAATATCTTTGTCTTAAACTCTGGTCACTTTCTACTTCTTCACCAGGAATAAGCACTTCTGTTAGTACGGCACTTGTCAAATTTTGTATGTACTCCACTGGTATCATATTTCCTAGTGGGTGATTGCCTTTTTCTCCAGAAGTTTCGCACTGCAATTTAAAAACATTTTGTGACATTTTTTCTGTAACAATATAATGTAGCCCCTCCAAATAAAAGCGACTACCTATAGGCACATCAATGTTAAATTCCCCTTTACATATAGCATTGGTAGCGGGTAGTCTTTCAATTCCCCTTTCGTGACATTTTTTAGTGAGAAAAACACCCTCTGTAGTATCTATAAATACCATATCTAGTATGTTGTCCATTTCGATATAGGCATTTTGCAACTCTACAGCAGAAGGTGCAAGGGCATTATATAGTACGCTTCCCTCTCTTTTATCTAACGTATTTGGCACTTTATCAAGCATATCTTTTATTATTTTTTCAAATGTCATATGTTCATACAATGTACTTCACCTCCTGTTCAAACGCTCCAAAAACACTATCAACTGTGAATTTTACAAAAACCGTTTCTCCCTCTGCTTTTGTGACAATATTGTATACATTTTTTATTCTGTCATCTTGCAGTAGTGCTTGTTTTATTCTGCTAGGTAACACCGCACAAGCGTATGTTGTAGGCTTTCCGAACAAATCTTTTAGTTCTATACCATAATTCCAGCTATATATTACATAATCATACCTTTCGATACTAAGTATCAAATAGATAGCTTGTTTTAACGCTTCAATGCCATCTGTCATACCTGTCATTTTTTCATTTTTTGTGTCAATATAATATGTTTTAGAAGCATTGCTTTTCACCTCAATGCCACGATTTAACAAGTTATTATTTTGCGGTAACATTACTATTATACCCCCTTACTCCAACTGTATCACCTGTCCCACCTGTATGTTGTTTGGTGTAGTAATACCGTTTTTCTGTGCAATTTCTTGATATTTCGCACCGTCACCCAATTCTTTTTTGCAGATATTCCATAGTGTATCGCCTTTTTGAACCGTGTAACTTTTTGCTGTTTGTTTTGAAGTGCTATCTCTTTTTTGTGTTAGGGTAGCAGTTTGACTATTTTGGTCTATTTGTATACTGCCCGTTGCAGTAGCATAACTTCTATACTGTTTTAGTGACAATTCCACACCACAATCCGTGCCATATTCTTCTGCATTTTCTTTTATGGTATATTCTTCCAATGTGTAATACGGCTCTTTGTCCTCGTCGTCACCGCCCCTATAAACGACATTACCACTTTCATCTGTTCTTATCACCAAAAACAAAAAAGGCTTTTGTGATTTTTTAAGCCTTTCAAATAAATCCAAATAATATTTTGCATTTTGAAAACTGCCACCTTCATATATTGTAAAGGGATATTCTTTGTTTGGCAAAAGTGCCGTAAATGAAACATCAGACAGCCCCACCTTTTTTATGATGTTAATTTCTTCACCATTCAACAACTTTATTGTGGTATTATTGTTGTTGATGTTTGTGTCCATAGCACTTGGGGCAACGGGTAGTAGTACACCATCTATATAGTATTGATACATTATATATGCACTCCTTCCGCTGACATTTGCACAATATTTGCCATTTCTTCAACCTTTTTGTTAAAAAAGCCGTCTAAATCCATATCATTTTGTATTGTGTTGTTGTTTGTCATTTCAATTTTCACTTGAGGCATAATATATTTATCACCATATTTGATATTTGCCATTGTCCTTATAAACTCCAAATCCTCTTTATCCATTTCCATATTGCTTTTTATACTACTTGTATCTTTTGACATATTTTGTGTATTTTTCAATATGCCCTCAAGTAAGCCATTCATACTTTCTACCCCTTCAAAAGGGTTAAAATCCTCCATATATTCCCCAAAACCTGCCCCAAAATCAGCAATTTTGTGGTATACTGTTTCTACCAATTCAGTAACATTTGTATAACCAAATCTAGGTATAAACTCTTCCCAATCCATTTTATTTTTTGCTTGTTGTGATAAATCTTGTGCCGTATTTCTACATCTTGTCAAAAAGTTATCCGCTTTTTCGAGCCCTTCTGTAATAAAAGATAATTTCGGTATGTGACTTGTAACAGATAAAAGCCCTTGTATCACATTTTGAAAACTTGCAAGTATATCATCTCCCAAGTCAAAAAACAACACTTTTATCGCTTCTGTTTTATTTTTGGAAAAATTATATACGAAATTCACGAAATCAGCAAATAAATTCCATGCACCTACAACACTATTTTTTGCTGTAGCATAAATTGCAGCAAACGCTGCCGCAATGATACCCGTTGCGGAAATGCTTGTATTTTTCACTTTGTTTATGTGGTCAACAAGCTTGTAAAACATCACAATCAATGCACCTATTGCTACTATAACAAGCGTTGCAGGATTGAGTGACATCGCAATGTTTAGTGCCCATTGTGCCGCCGTGACGATACCGATTGTCATCGCCAAGCCCGTTAAAACGGGTTTGACTTCTTCCCAATGTGTGACAACATAGTTGAAAGCGTTTACGATATTGTCAAATACCCAAGTAATCGTCGCACCAGCTTCTGCAAATATCGTCATAATATCACTTGAAAATGCTTGAAATTGTTCACTATTTAGCAATGTTTTAAGTTTTTCTATTGTAACAGTCGCTCTGTCTGCAATATATTGGAATACCGAACCCCACTGATACAGTATGCTTTCTGCATTGCTGTTGTTGAATAAGCCGTTTATCCCTTGCAAAACGGGCGTAAAACTTTTTAGTGCAAGCGTCTTTATTTTTTCAAATGTTCTACTTATTGTGGTAGGCATACTGTTGAATTTCTCGTTTGTTTCTTCTGCCATAGAGAGCATAGCATTTTTAACCACTTCCGCAGTTACTTTGCCATCTTCCGCATAACTTTTAATACTCCCTTCTGCCCAACCCATATATTTTTCAATATTTCGGGCTATACCTGGTGCACCGTCTAATATAGAATTGAGTTCTTCTCCCCTCAGTGCCCCCGCTGCCATAGCTTGTGACAACTGTACCATAGCATTTGACTGTTCTACTGCCGACGCACCGCCTATAGCAAAAGTCTTGTTTATTTGCTCCATAAACGCTATCAATTCATCATTACTTGAAAATGCCGAACCAGCATTTAAACCCATTTTGGCAATAGCTTCGGCGGTGTCCAAATACCCTGCACCGCTTTCATAAGCCGCTTTCATTATTACTTCTGATAATTCTTTTGTAGTTCTCAAACCGTCATTCATTAAATTTAATCTAGACAATACCGATGTCACATTATCAGATAATTCCCCAGCAAATTTAATGCCTTGAAATGATAAATACATACCTGCCATACTTTTTAATGTCCCCATTAGTCCATTTGCGGCACTGTTTGCCCCTGCCAATTCCCTTCCCAAAACAGAAACGGCGTGTGCCGCCCCTCTTATCGGTGTCGTCATTGTCTGAAAAATCCTTCTAAGTAATGTCACACGTTGTGTCTGTCTTTGTGTTTCTTCCGTTTGCCTTTGTGTTTCTTGCGTTTGTCGTCGCCTTTCACGTGTTTGCCTTTGTGTTTCTTGTGTTTGTCGACGGGTTCCTTCTGTTTGGCGTTGCGTTTGTTGTGTTTGTCTTTGTGAACTTTCACTTGCTCTATTCATAAACTGTTGCATTGCTTCAGACATTGTCAATATGCTATTTGTCTGTTGTTGTATTGCTTCTGTCATTTGCTGTAATGCAGTTTCAGATGCCCCTGCCAATCCTGCTATTGTATTTTGCTGTTGCTGTATTGTTTGCAATGCACCATTTGCTGCTAAACCCACATCATCATAGCTTCTTGCAACTTCTGCACCACTTCTGCTAAATCCTGTCAAAGCTTCTTCCATTTCCACAATAGTCGCTTCAGCATTTCTGATTTCAGCCCTAGCTGCTTCAAAGCCCGTAACATCAATACTATTCCTTGATACCCTTTGCATTTGTTCGAAATGGCTTATTGTCATATTTAAAGCATTTGTAATGCTCTGTAATGCTGGTGTCATACCATTTGCAAGTTGTATTGTGGAACGTATCTCACCCATTTGCTACACCTCCTTAGTGAGTACATTTGACGCTTATGAGAGTTGCGACATAGCGTTGACGAAGTAACGCAGGAGCAATTCGAATGTCAAATGTACGAATGGTTTTTCGCATTCTTGCGAAAAAAATTACCTTAATATTTTTAAGCATAAAAAAAGAACAGTTTTATGACTTGTTCAGGTCAATTATTTTGTCAATCTCTTTTTAACAAATGGCTATAATATTTATAAAATATACCATCTTTATCTAATTCAAATTTTTTACAATCTCGTTTATTATGATTATCTAAGTATTCATTTGGTGCAAATCCATAAACCTTACAATTTTTGCAACCTTCATATATTTCTAATATTTCATTTTTACAGAATGAACATATTGGTATTGATGTAATTTCAGCTTCACCATAAACTACTTGGCAACTAGTAGGAACATCATCTTGATTTTCAATCATTGGTTCTTTTTCTTCTATCATAGTATCACTTCCGCTTCTAAACAATAATTATTATTTTCTATTCTAGCAGATACAATTTTATATTTCAATCCTCTATCAAATAAAACTTCTTCTTGATTTTGATATTTTTGATAAGCTGCACTTTTAATATAAGATGCACCTTTATACCCTTTAGGCACTTTAAATTTTATAACCACATCTCTAGGGGGATAATCAAAATCAATAATGCTTGTTGATGTAAATGATTTATTTGTTATAACCTTATTTTTTAATAAAACAATTAAATTTTTATTGTTCTTTATTTGTTGCACTATCTCATCAGGAATATTCAAATGTTCTAATATTGTTTTTCTTTGTACAACAATATTTCTTGGTATTTCACATTTCTGTAATGCAGAACTTATTTGTTCCGCTTGTTCTGCATATTTTCCTAAATCCTCACCTTTTGCAAGTTTTCTATTGATTTGATATGCACTATTTCCAGTATATTTTTTAAGGGCTGTTTTTTCTTGTTCTGTCAAATTCTCTAGTTGTTTTGAAGCTTCTACCTTAAATTTTTCTATATTGCTATTAGGACTTTTTTCTGCATATTTCTTTTTAAAACCACTCCATTTTTCACTATCACTATGTTTCATATTCTGGAAATTGTCAAAACTTCCGACTTCTTTTCTCCCCAAAACCGCCTTATATTGTTCATACTGTTTTTTATCTACACTCTTATTTTGATGTTTTTTCTCCTGCAACAGCCATTCAGTGTCGGCTTCTACATAAGTTTTATGCCACTGTTCATATGTCATATCAGATGGCACATAATAAGTTTTACCTTCTTTATTTCTTGCAGCTCTTTGCTGATTTTGTATGTATTTGCTATCTATGTTTGGTACTGTGGTACTTCTACATCTTGGGTGAAAAGGGTTAGCAGTAAGCCCTATTTTGTAGTCTTTCAAGTCAAACACTTTACCATCTAGCTTACGACACATTTCACTTGTTTTTATGTCCAGTGTCGCAAGCACTTTGTACTGTTTTACTCCTAAATTCTCGTAAGTATCTTTTCTGGACGCAGACGCAACAAAGGCACTTTCTGTTAACACAAGCCTTTCTGTGGCTTTTCGTGAACTATACAGTGCCTTTGACATATCTTTTATGATTTTTTGAGAGCCTTCGCCCCTTATAATGCCCTGTGTAAATCGTGTTTGTAGCTGATAAATCAGTTGTGTCCTATCTGTACCCCATACCCTTTCAGAAAAGTTTTTACCATCGGGAGCCCAAGCCCTTGCTAACACTTTATCAATTTTATTTTCGTCTATTTTAGAAAATGCTTGCCCTATGCCAGTGCCTTTTTGTATTTCGTAAGCGGTGCGGTAATACCCTTCTTTGTAGATGTTTTTGAGTGTTTCTGTAATGCCCTTTATTTTTTGGGCTTCTAGCTTTTCCACTTGCTGTCTTAATTGATATTGTATTGCCTGTAGCCTTGTTATTCTGTGAAGCGTACTGGCGTTTTCTAGCTTTTTTATCCACACATCATCAAGTCCGTTTTGTTGTCCGTATGCTATGTAGTCGTCAATTTCCATTTGAAAAGCCTGTCGTTGTTCACTTGTCAATAACTGTTTTGCCTGCTGATATGTGATACCGTTTTCATTGGCAAATCTCATATAAAAATTGTTTATATCCTTTTCAATTTCTGCCATAGTCGCTATGTAATTGTTTGCAGAATGTTGTATATAATCGTCACCCTGTTTCAGCAACATCTCCATAAGCAACAAAAATCGTTCTTCCCAATAGTCATTTTGTGGCATACATATCACCAAACTTTTCTAACTCTTTTTGCTCTTGAGCCTCCAATTCCTGCAATTCTGCATTGACATCTGATACAAACGGGTGCATACTCAAAAGCGTTTTGTCCGAAACAATTCCCTTACTATATTGTATCATATTCACCGTTTCAACATCATTTGTGACAATATTTTTGTTAATGTCAATTTGTATGTCATTGGCATTGTAGTTTGTACCGTTTTTACTGTTGTAATCTTCCGTCACAAACCATAACAATTCTTTTATGACTTTTCTTAATTTTGCTATCATATTGCCCGCTTTTTGGTCTAGTAGCGTGTACTGAAATTTCAAGCTAACGCCCGATGGGGCATTGCCAAATTTGTCACTATCGGTATCAACACCCATACCAAAATGAAATATATCTTTTCTCAACATTTTGAGAAACTCTAACCTACCAGCAACGGGCAATTCGACCTGTTTTGCCTCAACTCTACCATCTTCACCCGAACCCATCATATTAACAGCCTTGTTTATCTGCAATTTTTTTGTTACAGTGCTTGCTTCATCGCCACCAAAACCATATATTACCCAGTACAACTCCACAAGGTCTAAAAAGTTATTTGTACCTTCACTAGATATGAGGTCATAAGCGTCAATTAAGCCTTTTATATGTTCTAAATCGGTGGTACTGTTTCGGTTATTTTTGAGCAACAAAAAAGGCACACGTCCCCAACTATGCCCTTGTTTGTTTTTCTGAAAGCCGTCTAATGTTGTAATACTCCAATAGTGGGGAGCGGGATTGACCGAAATAGACGTATCTTTTACAAACAAATTGCTTTCTTTTTCAATATAATATGTGACATTTTGTTTTGTCCACCATTCTACTTTTTTGCGAATATATTTTTGTCCATTTTCAACTACTGTAATATCATAATAGCGTATTACTTCAAGTAGTTCTTTCTGATTATTTGTGTCGTAAATCGCTATTATCTCATTCGCTGGCACAATGCAATACTGCAATTCTCCATTATCGTCATAGTAAATGTGCAATACCTCAAAGCCCTTACAGCTTGCCCCTGTCACCAAATCCTGCAAAACTTCATTAAAGTTGTCATTTGCAAACTCACACAACATTTTTTCATATGCTTTTTGTTCTGTATTTTCTTCTGCACCAGACACTTTAATTGTGGGTTCTTTGCTCACCAAATAAGCGGTTTTTTGGTCTACCAATATTTTCAAAAAGGCATTGATATTTTTGTGATTGCTTCTATTGACATTACGAAATGTGGTAATTTTTTGCTGTACTATTCCCTCTTTTTTCTCTGTTTCCAATAATTTTGAACTAGTAAAATCTTTCTGTAGTACATCGTGTTCCCCATTATAATACCTTTCACCTTTCTGCATTTCTTTTTTTTGTTGGCTATTTACATCATCATTTATGATGTATTTTAGTATATCACTTTCATTCAATGCCCCTTCTGCCATCAATTTCGCATTGATTAAATCTGTTTGTGTCAAAAACAACTGCTATACCCCCAATCTATCCCATACAATAAACATTTGACCGCCTGTCATTTTTGCAAGTACAACTTTTTCGCCTTCCGTCAAATGATTTTTGACTATAAATTCTTTTTCTCCTATATAATCGTGACTGTGTTCTCTGCAATGTTCCCCACAACTACCGCCCATTTCGGGCTCTGTAGTATGGTCTACAACCATAGTAATGGTGTAATCTGTGACATTTCTTGTCAAAAGTAAAAAATCCTCTGTAAGCGTCAATTTTTGGTCTAGCTGTATAGACAAAGGGCTTTCACTTACAACCACACCAATGCAGAAATCGCACGGGCTACTATTTTGCACGGCATCAAGTGCCGCTTGTTTTATTATTTTTAGAAATAATTCCTCATTTGCCACAACATCACCTACTTTTAAGACTTTAAAGCTTTAAGACCTTAGGGACTTTGTCCCTAAAACCCTACAAGCCTTTGAAAAGGCTTGAGCGAAACTTTTTGAGAAAAACTAGCGTTTTTCTATTAGATTTTTTAGCGAAACGCACGTTTCGCTTTTAAAGTTTTTCGCTTTCTTTTTCCAAAAAGGAAGTGGAGTTTGAGGCAACGCCTCAAGGTCTTTGTCTTTGTCTTTACTCTACAAATTCCCAGCCTTTTAATGTCAAATCCATAGTATGTAAATTTTGCTCGAACGTGTGCTTGACTTTTTCCACCCACATTCTGTTGTTTAGCACAATGTCACCTATGTCCAAATTGACATAAATTCCCGTGCCAGCTCTCACTCTAATGTCACCGAACGCTCCTTTTATCTGTAAATTTCTTGTCTTTCTGTTATATATTTTCAAATAGGCTTCCGCTCTCACTTTTGCCAATTCTTTACTACTCACTTTTTCATAATACTGCAACGTGCCCCAATTCCCCATATTTTCATCATTTTGCGTCTGAAAAACTTCCCTCACACCTGTTTCTTTATTGTCATAGGCAAGTTTGATTTTGTTATAAGTATCACTGTCAATGCTAGTAGTATAACTGTAATCTTGTATATTACTGTCGTTTATCAAAAAGTCATCAAGTACCATATTTTCCATATCTTTCAAAAATAGAAAACCAAAATCATCATAAAGTACAAAATTTTTACCTGTAGCAATTAACGTATCGTCAAGTATTTCTTCTAACATATCAAAAAGTGTTTTGTTGTCAAATATCCTTGTTTGAGCCGAAAAACCAGTATTTTCAACGCCACTTCCTAGCTTTAATGAAAAATTCTTACCTATTAATTGCAATAATTCTGTAGCCGTTCCGCCAAATATCATAGTATCTTTATTTTTGAGATAACGTAACTGGTCATACGCAATAATGTTAATAATGCCGTCACCCACTCTTGATTTTTGGAAAACATACCCATAAAAATAAGGCGTGCCATTGACTTGAAAACTTATCGCATCGCCTTCGTGAAAGTCTAATTTGTCATCTTTTAACACTTTACATTGCAATTTTCCTGCGGTGCTTCTTCTACTAAATTCTACTGTTACACTCTCGCAAGCAATAGGTAACATAACATTGCCTTTGTGTTCAATAAGCAGTTCACGAGCATTCCTCGTTAACTTCCTAATGCCTTTTAATTCATCATTTGCTTTTGCAACGGGCTTGTTATCCTCACCATACACAATTTGTATAGATGTAATTTCTTTGTTATTGCTTTCTGAAGCATTTTCAGAACCACCAGAACCGCCGCCACTACCTGTATAACCTTCTCCTTGATACCGCAACAGTGCACAAACTTTAGTAGAATATGTATTTTTTCCCACTTTACCAACGCCATCACGAGGGTTGGCGGCGTGGGTAATGCCGCCGTACTGATTTACTATCATAACGTGTGTAATTTTATTTGCCCTCGCTGTGGAATTATCTGTACAGCAAAAAATGATGTCACCCGCTTGATATTTTTCAGTAATGTTAGAAGGGGAGGGCAGATTTTTACCAATTTTAGCATAACTATCCGGATAAACCAATTCAAAACCTTTTGCATAACATTCATTACTACTAATATCTACTTTACCACCTGTATCTTTATGTATCAGCTTCACCCCTGCAGCATCAAACGCCCTATATATCAAACTAGAACAATCAAAACTATTTTTGCCGTATCTGTTTGATTGGCTGTAACTCTTACCGATTTGCCTATCCACATAAGCAAGCACTTCATCAATAACACTCATACCCTCACCTCCTTATTTTTTGAACTGTTTTTGTTGTGTTTTACAATCCTCTGCCCATTGCTTTACAAATGCAACAATCATTGCTTTTTCTTGTCTGGGCAAATTTACAAATGTAGAGGGCAACATATGAAACTCTCTAAAACATAAATATGCAATAGTCGTTTCTGCGTCGCCCTCTTTCATTAGTTTTTTGCCTCATCCACCATATCATCAAGTGTTTTACCATAGCCGTTAAATTCTTGTATAAAAAGCACAAATGACCAATATTCTCCACTTGTAAGCATTTTTTTGAGCAAATCCTCTGCCCCTAAGGCATTATAATGGTCTTGCAATTCTGCATTTTGCAAATCTGGATATACTATACTTTCTACTGCCATTTTTGCATTAAACAAATTTTCGTCAAGTTCTTTTTCCATAGCACCATTTTTGCCTTTTTTCTTTATAGTACAGCTTTTTCTAATGGCTTCTTCTTTTTCTTCTGATATTGTTTTAATTTCCCATTCTACAGGCTTGCCATTTTCTACAAATCTATCACTCACTACTACCTTTTTGTTTTCTTTTTCTATTGGATTTAAAAATGCACTTAAATTCATATGTATTGCTCCTTTCACATTCCTTCTAATTCGTTAAATTCTTCTGGCATATCCCAGCTTTCAAAAGTGAAATCAATTTCTTCTTCTAAATAGTTGTTGTTGTTGGCGTCCACTTTTGCTACAACGGTTTTGTTTAAATTGCAGCCTTTTAATATTGTAGTCTGTCTGCCTGCGGCACTGGTAGGGTCGTCATTTGTCACTATCATATCAAAATACATATCTTTCCCTGTATCGGCAAAGTGTTTCATAGCTTTTCTGAATATTGAAGTATTGTAATGAAATGTAGCCGTACCGGTACCTTTTGCACCTACTGTTTTGTTTCCCTTCATTCTTTGCCCCAATATAGGCACTTCTACTTTTATTTTTTCAACGGTTGCTTCTACTTTTACAGCGGACATAAAATTGATACGTCTACCATCAATCAAAACATAACATTCTCCGCTACTACCTGCTATACTATCCTTTGCACGCATTGTATGAAAAGCCATATTTATTCTCCTTTCTATTAAAACCTTAACAACCTCTTTCTTTTTATCACTTTTGCTACGCAAAAGCCACCTAGCGGCGTCCGCCTATCTTGGCGGTGAGCCTTGAAAGAAAGAAACAAATAACTTTCAAAGCGAAACGTATGTTTCGCTAAAAAAAATATAGAAAAACGCCAGTTTTTCTCAAAAAGTTTTTGTCAAGCTTTTTTCAAAAAGCTTGTAGGGTATTAGGGACAAAATCCCTAATATCTCTATCTTACTATTACTGTCATATACAATTTTTCCATAGACTGTACTGGTGTGACATATGTTGTTACTTCAACGCTCTCTTTACTTTCTCCTTGTTTTACTACAATATCCTCTGCATTAAAATCAGTAATTGCTTCTATTCTTTGTAGCTTGTTGTAAAAATCTACAATATCATTCCAAAAAGCAATACGTCCTGCATAGTTATTTTGCACTTTTCCCAGATATTTACTATTGAATATACTAGCGATATCATTGCCTATCTGGTCAAGCACTCTAACCACTTGATTACTTTGGAAATATTGGTTTTTCTCTTTTGTGAGCGTCACAAGGCTGTTAATGTCTTTTAATATACACACATTGTCACCAACTTTATGAAATATCAATTTACCATTTTCTACCACCTGCTCTAATTGTGTTTGTGTATAATCTGTATCAATGTCATATTCTCCATTATAAATTTTATTTGTTAGACTACTTTGCACGGCACAACCAGCAACTGCCCCTGTAAGCCAATACACAAGTGAAAAGTCACCAAATAAGTTATAATCCACATTCAACAACTTATTTTCAAGAGATATTACACCCTCATAATCAGCATTTTCTGCCCTGTATACCACTGTTTGAAATTTTACGCCGTGTTGCTCTCTCATTCTTTTTGTGAACGCAATAAACAAATCAACGATTTCTTTTTCTGGAGAATTGCAACCCAGTGCGTGAAAGCTGTATTTTTCTATTTTTTCTAAAAACTTTTGATAATTTTGGGGCGTTCTACCTTCCCCATCTGTACCACCTGTTAGTGGTATCCCTGCAGTAGCTTCTAACGTTACCTCTTTTTGAAATGTCACAAAATCATTGTTTTTCAATTCTTCCGCAGTCAAAACCGTCTGTCTATCTTGCTCTACATTATCCAAAAGCGTCCTAACAATAAAGCCGTTTTCTACATCGACATCATTTTCTACCACTATTGTAATAGCATTTCCTCTTGTACCGCCACACACCGCTGTTGCATAGGCATTTTGGGCTTTTTGGGCATTGCTATTGAGCCTATAGCCGTACATTTTTTTAGCATTTTTAAATATTTCTCTAAACATCTGCATTTGTGGGTGTGTGTAGTCATAGCCAAATAACTTCACTGAATTTTTGAAAAATTCTTCATTTGTGACTTCTATGACCTCATTTTCTTTGCCCCAATCTGCCACAAAAGGCATTGCCACAACGCCCCTATCAGACAATGTTGTAGAAGCATTTGCCGCCGATACAAAATTGATGTACGCACCGGGCAATATTTTATTTTGTACCGTGAATGTTCCTCCACCTAACGCCATAATTACTGCTCCTTTCTTTCTTGTTTTCCTTTTTGCTTCATCGTTTTTTCTATTTCTTCCAATTCCTTCATACTATACAATTTATCCTTTTTCAGCTTTACAGTGAAAATATCTTTGTATGCTTCAAACCTCTTACTTTGTAACACATTTTGTTTTGTATACAGTTTTTGTTGTTTTGTTTGTTGCTTTTCATTTTCTACCGTTTCTAGTTTTTTCATAAACATTCAACACCTCCATATATTCGTCTGGTTGTTTTCGTTTGAGCATATAGAAATCATAATCTACAAAAAAATGCAATACATTGTCATGAATTTCCCCTTTTCTGTTTGTACCCCTCACAAGTGAACCATCGTCAAGTGCAATCAATTCCAATAGTCTATTTAATTTCGACTGTACTTCCCAACATTCTTGATTTCCTTTTTGTGGAAAATAAGAAATACAAAATGTATGTTCCGTCAAAAATCTTACATCAAGCCTATCGTGCTCTTTATGGCTAATGCACAAAACAAAAAAGCAAGGACTTTCAAATCCTTGCTCTAACTGTTCCGTAAAAATATCTGTTTGTGGAAATTGCTCTTTTATCGCTCTAGCGATTGCCATAGTCAACTGATTTACCACTACTGCAACGCCTCCATTATAAACGCATTTACTTTTTCTCTTATGATTTTATCTAAATTTCTTTGTAAATCTCTTTCTGTTATGGTTAGCATCAATTTTCCTTCTACCCAGCCCTTTTTTAGTCTTTTTCCTATTGCTTTTACATATCGACCTGGTTGTTGTCTGTGCCCAAACTCTACAAACTCCGCATATTTTAAGGGATTTATCACTTCAATTTTATATATATTACCCTCTTTTATAATATTGCTTACCCAATTATTTTTTAGTGCACCTGTTTGCCCGCCGGGTGTTTTTGCTATAACAGCCTTAACAAAATCTTGTGATATTTCTTGTGTAACTTGTATACAAAAATCATCTATTATATTTTGCAAATTTTGAAATTTATCTCTCAACGCCACCAATTCCGAAAAATCTACTTGTCCCCAATTTGCCATTAAGCATACCTCTTTTCTAACTCCAACACAACCTCTTTATGACTGCCATAGTTAAGCGGTTTTCCCGCACAAATAAAAGCATTTGTTTCACCTTCTTGCGTCACAATCACCTTGCAACCCTCTTTGATTTCAGTATCTGGTGGCAAAAACAGCTTTATTGTTCGTGACACTTTTGCAACGCTTTCTGTTTGTACTACTGCATTATCATCTTTATAACTTAATCTACATTTTACATTTTTCGCTTTGATTGCTAACATTGTGTTGTTAATAATCCCCTGTTTTTTTTCATAATACATAATAGTACAAACACCATCGTACAACTTTTCAATATGCTTTTTCACCAAATCAGAATACTTCACCAGCCTAACCTCCTATATCTATTTAGTTGTGCCGTGTAGTTTTTCAAAAACTGCATACCACTATTTTCACTGATAGCACTAGCAGAAGCAAATGACACTGTCACATCACCTTCTGTAATGCTTTTTACATTTCCTTCGGCCTGTTCCTGTCCTAAACTTTCTGCTCTGTACAAATCTACTGCCATATTCAACAACACATTTTCAAGCCCTTTAGGCACTTGTTTTATATTGCAATAGTTGCACACCATATCACTTACTTTATCTATCACAAATAACAATATATTGTCTTTTTCTTCATTTTTTACCCCTAGTAGTAGCTTTAGTTTCTCCAATCTCTCCGCCTGTGTCAGCATTTTCCTCACCGCCCGTATGTGCTTTTAATGCTTCATTTTCTGCTTTTAACACTTCATTTTCAACTTTTAGTGCTTCCTTTTCGACTTTTAATGCTTCCTTTTCAACTTTTAATGCTTCCTTTTCAACTTTTAGTGCTTCATTTTCTGCTTTTAACACTTCCTTTTCTTGTTTCAACACCTCTACAGTATCAGTAGTCGTTTTTCCTTCTATGGTATATCCTTTTTCTCTAAATTCTTGTTCTCTTTTTTGGTCAATTTCCCTACAAATACCATTTTTATACACTTTCATATCATAACACCCCCATCAATTTGTTGCAGTATGCAAATAAATGCCCTTCGCTTTATTTTCATATACAAAGGCATCGTGATATATTCTGAACTGAAATTTCCACATATCCTTGTCTTGGTTTTCGTCTGGCGTAAACACTTTAGGTAAAGCAAATTTTACTACTTGCAATATTGCTTCTGGATATATCAGCATAAAATTGATATTTTTACCATTTTCAGACTTTTTGTAACCCCAAGCTGTGCTACCATCATTTAATTCAATTTCGCTGTAAAACCTAGAAGGTGTCACATATTTAATAGGTATACCATTGTAATTTGTCAATAGTGTACTAACACTGCCTTGACTACTCCAACTTCTAGGCAAAGCACTATTTAACAACGGCTGTAAGTTGCTATTGATGTACAACACCCTTCCTGCAATAGGTATTTCATCAGCATTTAATTGTCTTATAGCTTCGTCAATTTCTGCTATAATGTCATCTTTTGTCAATATTGCTGGTGTGGCTTTTGTAATGCCATTTGCACTTGCATACTTCGCAAAACGAAAAGCGTCTAATTCTGGCACAACATAATCTTCCATAAATCTTGCTGTGAGAATACCAAAAACATTTTCCATTTCTTCATTGTCCATTCTATCAACATTAAGTTCCTTTGCTCTTTCTTCTGTCAATTTTAATGTTTCCCATGTTGCACTAACATCGCCTTTAGGGTAACCATTTATTCTGGAGTAGTCACCCATACCGCCATCTACATTTGTAATAAGCACTTTTACCTCATTTGTTCCCGTAAAATCAACTTTTTTTCCTGCGTCCATATTTGCCGTATTAGACAAATGTTTATAACAATCATCTAACACTGGTACGTATTTTTTTGCAAATTCTAAAGTATTCGCCATAATTGATACCTCCCTTATTTATTTTGATTTATTCCTAATGTTCTGAATACGCTTTCTGCAAATGTATTTTTGTTGTTATTTTTGCTCTCATATCCAAAACCACTACCAACACCGCCATCAATGCCCTGTCTATGTGTTTGTTCCACTTCAAACAAATAGCCATCGGACTTTTTGAGCCCTTCCAAGTCAAGCCCTATAAGCGTACCATCTTCTTTTAACGTGATATTTTCCATATCTAGCAATGCCTTTATTGCTTTAGTATTTTTACCTTTTGCCTTCATAATCTCCATATCAATGGCACTATTTTTGCGACTATCTTGATATTGTTTTTGTAGATTTTGGGTGTCTGTTTTGTATTTTTCCTGCAATTCATCATACTTTTTCTGCAAATCCTTGTTATCTTTTGCCCCTTCCTTCAACGCCTTTATGTCGTTGTCCCTTTGAGCAATCTGCCCCTCTAAGCCATTCTTAGCAACCACAACCGCATCGTAATCGGCTTTAGGCACATACTCCTGTTTTAGCTTTTCGGCTATTTGTTTTTCTAGTTCTTGACTATCTTTCTCTTTCTCCAACAATTCTTTTAGCCAGTTCATTTTTAAAATCTCCTTTCTAGTGATTACCTTAATATTTTTGAGCATAAAAAAAGAACAGTTTTTCGACTTGTTTAGGTCAAATATTATCCAATTTTAACATTTCTCATATCGAACTCACGACTATAGCGTACAGCGTCAATACTATGATTGTTTTTATCTGGAAAACAGCCTTTAAAATTACCGTTTGCGTCCTTTTCGAGTTCATACTCCAAAAATTCCCTAGCGGTGTTAGGGCATCTTTTAGGGTCAATTACAATTTCTTCCAAATCCTGCAACCACTTTATGCCATATTGCACACTATCAGAACCTTTTTTTGCTTTCAATACCCTTAAATCATAGCTATACATTTCTGCTATACTTTTTGGCTCTGCACTGTCACATATTACAACATCATTCCATCTATTCTCTTTTTTCACCAATTCCGCTGCCTTTCTATTGCTCAATTTCAGCATTTGAATTTCATAATAGATATACAAACGCCTTCTTGTTTTATCATAATGATTGACAGTATAGTGAAAAGGGTCAGCGGCATAGCCCCAGTCAATGCCCCTAGCGATATGGTCAAAGTGACTGATTTCACTATCCGTAATCTCTCTAAGTGTTAAATTGGTAAAAACTTCACCGCCCGTACCGGTAACTTCGCCCATATATTCATGTTGATAGGCTTGCGGTTTCACGGCTTTGAGGTGCTCCGCCTCTATCAAAAACTGCTCCCCCAGCCATTCAGGCGGCACGGTCAAATATGTACTATGATGTACTAGACGGTCGTTTCTTTTCTGCAACACTTCCTCATTCACCCAATTTGACTGACTTTGAGGCGGATTATAGGAATAAAACACCACAAAATCACTACCGCCCCTCAACAACGACTGATTGATAGTACGAATTTCTTCCATACCAGCAAATTCGTCAACCTCTTCATACCAAATGTACTTACAATAGCCTTTACTAAATTTGATAGATTTGATTTTTTTAGGATTGTCAGCCCCTCGAAATACAATTTTATTTTCGTGTCCGTCAGCAACATACTTCATTTCAATAGGGCTAATTTTGCTTTGCCAATACGCTTCAACGCCTAGTGCCGACACCGCCCATTGCAACTGCTCAAAAACACTACTTTGAAGCGTTTGACCGACTTTTCTTAGTACAACAGCGTTCGCTTGAGGGTCTTTCATCATACCGAGTATCACTTCTAGTGATATAAACGATGACTTTGTGCTACCCCTGCCACCTTTCAGCCAATAATGGGTATGTCGAAATTGTTTCAAATCGTTATGAATTTCATAAAATGATGGTGCTATAAGCTGTTTTAAACTAATCAAACAGTATCGCCTTCTTGCATTGGTATGTCGTCCACAATCTGTATCGTTGTTTCGCCTTGCAATTCTAGTTTTTCCGTAAATAAAGCATAGCGTTTGCCTATAAGTTCAGCGGCTTTTATTCTGTCTTTCGCTGAAACATCTTTTTGCACCAAATCCTGTACGCCTTCCCCCGTCAACAAAGCGACTTGCTCTTTCTGCTCCCCCCTCATAACGGAAGTCAAATACTCTAGCACTTCCTGTGCATCGGCGATTTTCTCATTTTTCAGCTTTTGAAGCTGCTGCTCTATATATTTTTTAATGTCAACATTTGTCAACAATCTTTGTCCTACTGCTCTCGCTGTCTTTTTAGAATACCCCGTTCGAATAGCCGCTTGTGTGGCATTGCAATCAACAAGGTATTCTTCACAAAAACGCTTTTGTTTTGCTGTCATGTGCCACACCTCCTAACAAAATAAATAATAAAAGGGAATAGCCCTTTGACTACTCCCAATATTTCATACTACCATTATATCACATATTGGTGTTGATTTTTGTTGACTTTTCAAATTCTTCTAAGGCATATTTGTGCGACTTTCTAATATATTGATATGTATAATTCATCTCTACCGCTATCACTTCTAGGCTTTTGTACTCCACATACCTTTTATAAAGTAGTTCTATAAATATGTAGCTTTCTAATGATTGTATCTGATTGATAATGTTATGTTTCATATCAATAAATCTATCAATTTCAGCATTGATTTCATTTTTCATATCTATTATTTTTATCAAAACATTTTCAAAAGTAGCACAATGTTTTTGACTACTTTGCACTTTTTCCATTGTATAATCTATACACTTTATACCACCCATTTTTTTCAATTCGTACAATTCTTGTAATTTTTGATTGATTATAATATCCAATTTTTGTAATTGCTGTAAATATTCTTTTGCTTTCATAAATTCCGCCTCCTATTGTTTATCACAATACTGTATGATATACTATTACAAAAGCAAAAGTTTTTAGCGAAACGCATGTTTCGCTTTTAAAGTTTCGCTCAAGCCTTTTCAAAGGCTTGTAGGAGTTTGAGGGCTAGCCCTCAAGGTTTTGTCTTTCATACTTCACTTTCAAAGCCTGCAAAAGCCCTTCCTGTACGTTTTCCTTCTTCTGTAGGCTTTGAAAAACTCTTTCTTCAATAGTGCCTTCTACCATCAAATGGTGTATAATCACCGCTTTTTGCTGTCCCTGTCTGTGAAGTCGGGCGTTAGCCTGCTGATACAACTCTAAACTCCAATTCAGCCCAAACCATACTATAATATTACCGCCTTGCTGTAAATTCAGCCCGTGCCCTGCACTTTTTGGATGCACCAGAAGCAAAGGAATATTGCCATCATTCCAATTTTTTATATCATTTTCTCCCTCTAATTTCACGGCAAAAGGAAATTTTTTTATTATACTGTCACAATCAAACCTAAAATTATAAAAGCACAATATAGGTTGTCCGTTTGCGGTGTCAACGATTTCTTCCAATCTTTCCAATTTTTTACGATTTACCTCTACACGACCGCCATCTTGTGTATATACCGCACCATTGCAATATTGTAGTAGTTTATTTGTCAATGCTGTAGCAGTATTTGCAGTGATTTCCTGTTCCAAAAACTGCAAATAACTTTCTTTTTCGAACAATTCGTACTGTTTTCTTTCACATTCCGAAAATGTCACTGCCTCTATCAAATCCATTCTAGCGGGCAATTTGAGCCAATCTTTTGCTTGCATACTCACGCAAATATCAGAAATTTGCTGTTTTATGGCATTTTCCGCTCCTTTTTTGATAGTGTAATTAAATATTGTAGTAGCATTTCTTTGATTTGGCACAAAATAACGCTCTCTGTAATACGTCAATGTTTTACCGAGCCTTTCGCCCCCATCAATCAAATAGAGTTGGCTCCACAAGTCCATAAAGCCGTTAGGGGCAGGGGTTCCCGTCAAACCGACCACTCTTTTAGACAGCGGTATGTATTTTTTCAGTGCCTTAAAACGTTGCGATTTAGGGGATTTGAAGCTACTTAATTCATCAATGACTACCATATCAAAATACCAATTATTCCCTTTTTTGCTCATTTCTTTTACCAGCCACACAATATTTTCTCTATTGATAATGTAAACGTCACCATTGTCACAAAGTGCCTTTTCTCTTTGTGTCACTTTTCCCAAAACTTTCACGATTTTAATATGTTTGAGATGTTCCCATTTTTGGCACTCTCTGCTCCAAGTATCTTCTGCCACTCTCAGCGGTGCAATTACCAAAACTTTTGTTATCTCAAAATTCCAATACATTAACTCGTTTATAGCAGTCAATGTAATAACGGTTTTGCCTAGTCCCATATCCAAAAACAAACCAACTCTAGGGGTATCAAGCACTTTCTGTATTGCCATTTTCTGGTAGTCGTGCGGTATAAATTTCATATTTCGTCAAAACCTCCTTTACTTGTTCATAACTATCTATGACGTAAACAGCAAACCCCAGCCCCCTCAATTTTTTATGTACGAAATTCTGCAACGCCCTAGCCCTTTTTCCCGTCGCTTTGATTTCCGCAAAAAATAACACTCCATTCGGTAGTAGCACCATTCTGTCGGGCAATCCCTTCATACTGGTAGAATTTACCTTCAACGCCAACCCTCCTGCCTTTTTCACTTTCTTTACAAAATATTGCTCAATTAACTTTTCTCTCATTGCTCCACACTCCTTTTAGCCCACAATCCATAGGGTCATTTTGCTTTAACACTTTAATGTATAAATGACGACAAAAATTTTTGCTATCCTCTTTTTTTTATAATATATGGATTTATATATCGTTTTTTAAAATATACAAAACACCTAAAAATTTTATCAGTTTTGTCATCATTGTTTCAAAAACCTAGTAATATCAAGGCTTTCAGTGATGATATTTTTAAAAAAAATCTGTCGTCATTTTTATCATCATTTTATTATTTTTATCATTACTTGCTATAGTCATTTTTTAAAATAATATATTTTATATAATACTCTTGCTATTCATATTTCATTTTTATCATCACTTTTTGTCGTTACTTACTATAGTCATTTTGATTTAGGACAATATATTTGCTCTTCATATCTCCATTGTGAAAAATCAAAATTTTTATATATCACATAGCCTTCTCTGTTCCTACTTGTCTCAAAACCTTTCGCTTTCAGTTCATCAAAAAACGTTTTCTTTTTCACTCTAACACGTTCATAATAAGCACAATAATCATCATATTCCCTAAATACTTCAGAACGTTTAACATTATGTCCTTCTTTTATTATCAAGCAATCTTCAATAAAAGCATATACACTATCGCTTTCTTTATGTATATTTTCTCTTACCTTTTTGCTATTTTCACTTTCATATATGTCATTCTGCCCAAGCACCTTTTTAAGCCCTGTTGTTGCCATACATATCCAAAAATCCAACTCATTCAACATTTTTTCTTTCAAATAAATATCTTTCTGCTGTGGTTTTTTATTCATTTCAACTACTCTCAAACGTCTTTTAAATCCTTCAGATTTATCATCGACATAAGGAAATCTATTTGCACTAAAAAGCATTTTGGCGTATGGTCTAAATGTGAAGCTATCTTTGCCCTTAAATTCCGCTTGTATGACATCACTACCTATAATTTTTTTCAATTCTGCATCATCATCTATAGTAATTTTGGAAATATCCGCACAAGTATTACACAATTTAAAAAGTAATTGCGATGAAAAGAAGCGTTGCGTGAGTTTTTCCATAGACAAACTTGAAATATTTTGCTCTCCTATCACCGCATGAAACATATCTATTAGTACACTTTTTCCATTTGCTCCTTCACCTTTTAGCAATAAAAATATTTGATACGCTGTACTATGTGTCATACAGATACCCATATACTGGAAAATTGTATCAATATCTGGCACATCAAGGGAAGTTTTAAGAAAGTGTTGAGAATGTGGATATTTATGCAAATCTTGTTTATAAATCTGTTTAAAATCGTGCGGTATCTGGTTCATAGAATAATATTTCGGGTCGTGAGGCAATAACTCCATATTTTCAACATTAAGCATACCATTTTTAAAATTTATCCAACTACTAGGATATTTATTGACATCTGCATAACTCTTTTGTATACAAGACTGCATAGCAATCAAGTTGTAAATTCTGTTTATCGTATGAGAATTTTGAAACTCTTTATAAATCAAACTTTGTATGATATTTTTGATGAAATTTCCGTCATTATCTACACGATACGCACCATTTTGATACAAATACATCACACCTCTAACGCATATAATGTATTCTGTCTGTATAATATGTTCTGCAATTTCGGCATCAAACACGCCCGTTATCTGTCCCTTGCCATTAAACTTATGAAATCTATCAAGAAAGCGTTCGTTTTCTGCATTTTCCGCTTCATTTGACTGCATTTCGGGCGGGTTTTCTGCATTTTGGGCTTGATTTTGTTCGTTTTGGTGGATATTTGATGGTGTTTCTACCTTATTAATGGCGTTATTTTGCATAGCGGTAGGGTCGTAAAAAATATTACAATCGTCTATCGCTTTTGTAATGGTCATATCGCCATAAGTTTGTAAGCCGTGTCTTTCGTCCCACTTGTCACGCATCAAGCCACTTGCACGAAACATTCTGTCCATCTGGTCACCATCACCGCCCGTCCAAAAAGCCAAAATGTTACAAAGTGCAATATCCGCTTCAGATTGACTTTTATAATAGGCTTGCCAATTTCCTTCATACAAATCAAAAAACTTCACACCGTTTTTGCTTCTACAAGCCATATCAATTATTTTTTCGTCCTCTAAATAGCTTATGGCTTGTTGTTTTGGCATAGTTTGGGGCTTTTTTTCTGTAAAATATTTTTCACAAATGCTGTCAATTTCCTGCTGTCTTTCTCCTATTATTTTAAAATTTTTCAAAGCCCTTTCTGTCACTGTAAAATATCTACCCGTATCGTAAATCTCAAGTCCCAATTCACTATTTTTTCTCCCCGCACCGTTCAATTTGCCCTTGCAAATGATATGTACGCCCGTGCCACTGGGGCTAATTTCGGTGTAGCTTTGAACTGTGGTAATGACTTCACGTGATAAATCGCTAAACTTTTTATCTTGTATACAGTGGTCAATGTCTATGCCCACATAGGGCGTATTAGAAAACATAAAACCTAAACCGCTTATACTTTTGTCACATTCCATAAGCATTTTAGCTTGTTGATATGTCCCCCAAGTATTTGGGTCATTGCTTTTGGCATTTTGTCCCGTATTGGGGTCAATGGGTATTTTGTTTCTATGGCATACCCAATTTTTGTATTTTTTCATATTCTGCAATATTTCATCACTCCTTTTTATAAAATTGCCCCACTTTGTTACAAGCGGGGCTTTGCTTTTCTACTAAAATATGTAATCATCATTTTCGTCTACTGTGTAAAAACCTTCTTCTACATTGTCATCAATGTTGATGTCTGCAAAATCGTCTTCCGCCCTACTTCTACCGCCGAGCAATTCTCCATCATGTGTTTTCATAATATTGTTCAGACCACACGCAATGCCTTTGTTTCCGTTGGTGTTAAAGGCATAGAAGTTTAGACTAACATAGCCGTAACAGCCCGAGTAAAACTCTGTTGTATCTATTATTTGCTGTTTTTTTCTGTCAATAACGCCAGGTGCAAATTTACAACTTGCATTTAAAAAATAACAATTTGTGAAATTTTCGTCGTCCTCTCTTTCTTTGTCACCATCTCTCAAAGGCAATTTTAAATTGTTAGGAATTTTTCCGCCGAACTTCACAATTCCTTCTTGTTTTGCTTCCTCAATGGCTTTCATCACTTTTCTAACAGCGTCTTTGTTGCTTTTGGGTATCAGCACGCAGGTGGAATATTTTACCTCGTCGCTGCCCTCCATTTTTTTAGGCTCCCACACATTCGCATAACTAAATCTAACCTCACCAATCACTACTTTAATACTCATATTTTTTCCTCCTTCATATTATATGTAATTTATTTTTAGTATCAAAAAGTATCAACATTTATGTCCTTGAAATCACTTTCCGCACTGTTGTACAAAGGGCGTTTGTCCTCAAGCGTTGCGATAGTAGGATTTCCCCTTTTTGTTAAAACAAATTCGCTTAGTACGCCATCAAAATCTGCCCCTAATACCTTTTTCATATCCGCAACACTTCTCAATTCTTTTTTGTATACAATATCTTCTGTATACCCTTTTTGCAAAAGCATAGCAACAACTTCACTATCCGACACACTGTAACACCTGCTTTTTCTGCCCTCTACCAGTTTGTAGCCTGTAAATTCTTCTCCATTCAACATCTGTTTCAAAACATATTCTTTTACTTTTTTAGCATATTTTACCAAATCATCTACTTTGTACAATATTTCTGCTATTTCATCATTTGACAACATTTCTATTGCTTTATCTTGGTATTGCTCAATACTACCCACGTATTCCGAAAATGCCTTACATTTTGGCAATGCCCTACAAAATCCCTCTGTACAATGTTTTCCTGCAACACACATACCATTACCATTATAGGCAATTTCCGCAATATCCTTGATACTTTCTCCCCATTGGCACAAATCGCTTTTAGACAGTTCAAATGTACTGATATTATCTATACGTGGTTGATATATTGTCATTACAATAGTGTTAACATCATATAGCCAGTCGTATGCTTCTAAAGCCCCTAAGCCGTACAACATCAACTGATAATTATTTCGAGCCTCCACTTTCACGCCTTTGCCATATTTCAAGTCTATAATCTCCAAATAGCCACTTGTCACTATCACAACGTCAGAAGTACCGAAACCTTCTTTTGCATACTTTGAATAATCTACTTTTTTCTCTAGTTCTAATGTGACATAACTGCATTTTTGTAGGGCATTATGATACCTTTCTATCACAAAATCTTTGTAATTTTCTGTGTAACATTGCATTTCTTCATCTATTTCAAGTCCTTCTACCGCCTTGCAATATTCCACATACGATATATCGTTTTGCTCTCTTTTTATTTTCAATTCACCTAGCTTGTGTGCTACAGTACCTTCTTTTGCAAACTCGCTTTCTTCATATGGCATGACGCTCTCCATAGCCACCGAGCCCGTACAGTTTAGCCACTTTTTGGCACTAGAAGCCGATAGTACTGCGTGTTCCGCCATCATACCAACTCCTCTAACTCTTTTAAAAATGCTTCATAATGCTTTTTGTCCATTTCTGGGAGCGTTTCTACACCATACTTTTTAATCAGTGCTTTCACTTTCTCAACACCATTTTCAATCTGTTTTGCCTTTTCAAACGCTGCTTTTTGGAGGTCTACCACATCATATTGTGGAGTTTGTTTTACTGGTTTTGCTTGTTTCTTTTCCACTTCTGGCTGCTTTTGTTCTGGTTTTTGCATATCTGTTTGTGATACATAACCTATATCAGTAATTTGAAGTAATGCCTCCACAATTTCGCTTCTGTGTTTTTCAATATCATTTTCATTAAATTCTATTGTAATTTTCATTGCATTTTTCTCCTTTCTATGCTACTATAATACTGTAGTATACTTTATAGCCCCTTTTGGAAAGCCACTTCCTTAGGGGCTTATTTTATACCTTCCCTGCAATACAGTAGCTTACTACACCTGCTATTACCGCTAATATGTACTCCCCGCCGTATGCTTGATAGCCACGTTGCTTATAGGCTGCTTGTTCCGCCCATATAAATACACTAACGCCTATCATAACCGCTATTATCACCTGTACTACCCTTCTCAACATTCCACTTCCTCGCTAATTTCTTTTTGTAATGTTTCATTTCTATGCGAAAGGCAACATCTGCCACAACGCACATTACTACCACAACCACCATAAAACATATCACATATTGGTACATATCTGCTCCTTTTCTTTTTTTACATAAATTAGATTTTTAATTGTTATGACATCTTTTTAATTCAATCTCACCTCTTTTGTCAACACTACTTGTCCATACTGAAAGCTTTCTATAGTGCCATTTCCTTTTTGTTTTACTGTAAAAACATATGGATACAACTTTTCTACCGTTGCGTCATATTTCTTTTTATATTCCTTTTGTGTCTGATTTCTATGTACTGCTTGATATATTGTGACATTTCTGCCCACCTGCAAGCCCATTTTTTCCGCTTGCCTTTTCAAATCTGTCATAACATTCCCCCTTATCACTCCTCATTTTGTATATTTTCTTGTGTTTCTTCTTGCATTTTTTCATACATATTTAAGCTTGTTTTCAAAAAACTTGCTGTAAAATATTTGAATTGTAATTCTTCATAATACTGTTTTATTTCTTCTTCTGTCATTTCTTTTGCTGCTTCGCTTATTGCTCTAAGTTCACTCGCTGTTTTTTCATTTTCTTCTGCCCATTTTTTGTAACCTTCTTTTACAATTTCTCTTAATCCTTCCATAGTTGCCATATGTTACTATCTCCTTTTACTCTTAATTTTTTGTTACACCGCTTGGACACTATATATTGTGATTATTTAACTCATTACTCAAATAACCAATCATTCGTATCTGGTGAGAAAATGCCACATTTATCTTGATTAAATGCAATATAATATGTCACACCATAACATTGTTTTATTGCTGCTAATATTGCTTTTATAACTGTTATTTCTTCAAATATGTTATATTTAGGTTTATATTCATTTCCATATTGCAATATATCCATATGACTGTGTAACATACCACCTAATCTTGATTGCAAAAATTCCTTCTTGTCAAATTTTAATGTTGTAGGCTGATTTTTTTGCATTTCTTCACATTTTTCTAAAAACTTACCAATATTGTTATGGCAATCCATCTGATTATATTTGTATTCTATTGTGCCAACCATTTCTTCTAATGTAACAAGTTCATCTTTCCAATTTTTTTTAAAGTCACGCTTTTCTATTACTAACGCTTTATCATCTACACTTTTTATCCATTTTAATGTTTTCAAATCTCTTTCACTTACCGTGTTATCCTCTTGCAACACAATAACATTTGTCTGCCATTTGCCTTCTTCTTTATAAAATACTACTCTTGCTTTCTCATTTTGAAGCACATCTAACTTCTCCTGTACTAACTCCTCTAAACTTTCATTCAAATTTAATTCTCTTGCAATTTTCATATGATTTCCTCCTTTAAAATATAGGTTCTATATATGCAGGTTCTATCTTTCTCTTTATTACTTTTGGTGTTTTTCCTTCACCGCTGAAATAGCTTTTTAATACATTTAAATCAACAACCTTAGTCCTACCTTTAAAAGAAAAAGGTATTTTATTTTGATTAATTAACTGTCGCACTGCATATTCTGTAATTGCTGTTTCTGTATCCTCTTTCTTTAATGCTTCTACCGCTTCTCTGATTGTGCGAAGCTGTGGCACTTTATTACCCTTTATTACTTCTAGTTGGTTCTGTTCCTTAAATGCTTTTTTCTCAAAAACACATTTCGGATTTTTACCTTCCTTTATTTTTAGTGAAAAACTTGATATATTTTCTAGCTTTTTACCATCAATACTAATTCTAATATCATTTTGGGATATAAAATCAATGCTAATGTTTTGCATAATAATCCTCCCTTTTTATCAAAGCCGTCCTACTGACTTTTTACTATTTGATTTGTTGCACCGCTTGGACATTGTTGCTTATACTTAAAACTACACAATCTTGGCGAACATAACACCGTTTAGTGTTCGCCTATCCTCTTTTTTTAGACTGATTTCTATATTGTTACTAATTGTACAATATGGTTTGCCATTTTTTCTTCCAAATTTTATAGTACCTATGGTTTTTTTCTCCTCTTTATAAGGTGTATCAGTGTCAACTTGTAAAAACTTATTTCCCTTGTAATCCTCAACGATTTTTATGTCTTTTGCTTTCATTTCCACATCTCCTAACCTACTATATTTCGTGTTGCACCGCTTGGGACACTATTGCTAATTGTGTTACTTACTCATACAAAACTCTTTTAATGCGTCTACACCTTTTTGATTGTAGCGAAAACTTTCTACTTCTTTATTGCTATATCTGGATTTATCAAGTGCAAATATGCCATATTCTTCTGTTTTTAGATTATTTGCATTTGCAATTTTACCTACCATATTCGCAGAAATTCCTAATATTTTACCCACATCTGTAGCTGAATAAGTTTTCTCAATTTTGGGCAGATAATTACCTACATCAACACCAAATGTACCTTCTAATGTTTTCAATCCAAAAACTTCTATTGCAATGGGCGACAACTTTTTATTATCTATAGACTGCATAAGTGTTTTAAATGTTCTGTTTTTGGCATTTAATAGCATTGCTTCTGCCCTCATCATTTTTGCTTTTTGTTCTTCATTTGATGTTGCTTTTTTGCTCACTACTTTTTTAAACTTTTCTTCTATCTTTACAAAATATTCTCTTGCTTGTTCTCCTCTTTCTGTCTGTGAACTCATAGCTAGCTTTTTGGCAAAAGAAGCTGTTAGTTTGTAGTCTGTTGTAGCCTGTCCACCCCATTCCTCATTAATGAGGAATGCCCAAAAATCAACGTTTTCTTCTGCAAAAGAATTTTCTAGTATATTCTTTTTGCACCATCTAGTATAATTATTTTTGCTTAATCCTAAAAATTCATATAGTGCTTTTGCTGTCGTCTTACCTTCTCCATCTACTTGCAATAAAATCTCAATAGGTGTTTGCTTACTTCTTTCTAATAATTCCTTCATCTGTTTTCCTCCTTTTTATTTTTAATATGTGATAATCATATTTTTATTTGCTTACCTAAATCTTATGTCAATAAAGATAGTTGTCAATATATTGTGTGTTTATATTTTTAAAAACTATATATTGACATTTCTTATTCTCTATATTACAATTCTTATATCACAATTAAGAATTGTTTTATAGAAAGGTGGTGATATTTATGATTAGAACTCGTTTTCCTTTCGATAGAAGTTATACAGAATACTGTCCTTTTATAGACGATGAACAAACAATTAGCTTACATTATGTTTTTATACCTATATTAGGTAGTTCTTTTGATAACTATCGAGCATTTTCTTTTAAATGTTCAGATTATTTTAAATGCAATATTGAAGGAGAATGTCCTATATACTTAAATCATCTAACATTAAGAAAATAGGATTTACTAAATAGGTAGGTTATTGCAAAATACCTATCTATTTTTTTAATTAAAGAAAACAGATAATTCCATTCCATATTTAGATTGTAGAGTTTTTACTTCTTCTACATAAAAATCAGAAACTCCATTTATTTTGTTTAAAACCGCTGTTACTGAAATATTTAATACTTTTCCTACATCTGAATAAGTCAATTCCTTTTCTTTAAGAAATCCCTTAAATTTATTATAAGGTTGATGGATTTTTTCTTTTCTCACCTTTCCACCTCCTAACCTACTATATTTTGTGTTGCACCGCTTGGACATTGTTACTTTATTTTTCTGCTATAATTTGACATTCTTTTTCTATCAATTCATCTACTGTACAATCCAATGCTTTTGCAATCAGATAACCTGTTTTTAAAGGTAATGGTTTCAAACCTGTTTCAATGTAGCTTATCATAGTAGCGGAAACTTCCGCTTTTTGAGCTAATTGCTCTTGGCTCATTCTTTTTGAAATTCGCCTTAATCTGATATTTTCACCTATATTCATTGTGAAAACCTCCTTTTTGTGATATAATTAGGTTAATTTCTTTAACCTTGATTATATTATACATTCCTAAAGTGCGTTTGTCAATACTTTTTTTTGCACTTTAAGAATATTTTTTAATTTAAAGGAGGATTATTGATGTTTTACGAAAGACTTAAATTATTATGTGATAATAAAGGTATTAAGCTGACAAATTTAATTCAAGAATTGGGTATGAGTAGTGGCAATATGAATAAATGGAAAAAAGGGGTTGTTCCTAAAGGAAGTACACTTTCTAAATTAGCAGACTATTTTAATGTTTCAGTAGATTATTTAATAGGGAAAACTGAAGAACAAACAAACATTCATTATGTGAATAATATCAATGATATAAACGACAGTAATTTTATACAAGGCAATATTATAAAAGGGGATACTTCTATTTCTGTTCCTTCATCTACTAATAAAAGTACACAACTATCAAAAGAAGAAACAGAAATACTAAATATATATCGTTCTTTAGAGGCTCGTGATAGAACAAAATTTATGAACTTTGTTTTTGAAATGCAAGATAAAACTGAAAAGATATAATAAAAGTTAAATTTTGAAAGGAGTAATATATAATGGTTTTAAATAATATACTTGCTGATTGTGAATTACTTAGTAACCTTTTTAAAGATTTAAAACAATTCACTACTTCATTGGAAAACTATAAAGCTGAAGTTGTATATAACTATTCTAATATTATATTAAATTTATCAAAAGACGAGTTATCTTACAAAAATAATATCTCCATTGAAGACATTTTTGTCCCTAAAGATGATACTTCTTACTTAAATATTATTTTTGACTTAGCAAAAAAAATAACTATATGTTCTTTTTCAACAACTGAAACAATAACTAATTTTTCACATTTACGTCTTTATTCAGATACTCTCAATAAACAACTTAAAAATTTTTTGGATTATACAAAAGAATTTATAACTATGTGCAATAACTTTAGTTCATATGAAAATAATGATTACACAAAATTTACTTATGCTCATAAGGTACATATTAAATTTGAGGAAACATATAACTATTATATTACTTTATATTTAAATTTTTCATTTTTTCAGTCTATTGCAGCCGAATTATATAATGAAGTACCTGAACAAATACAAAATAATCCTGAGTATACAGAATTGAATATACAATCTAATAAAAAAACTTCTGATTTAATAACTATGAGCAAAGATATTGAGCTTGTATCAAATATGATTATTAATATACAAGCTCTTTTGCCAGAAGATGAACCAAAAGATTATTACATACAAAAGGTAGAAAGTGGTTCAATATTCGTTTCTATTATAGCAGTAACAGCACTGATAAAAATAATCATTGCAACAGTTGATTATGGTGCTACTATATACTACAAACTTAAAAATAATCAAATTAACTTAAAAATGAAACAAACTGAAGTAAACAAAGAAGAATTTAGACTAAGCTTACTAAAAAAATATCAAGAATTAGGATTTAATGTTGAAAATAATGGAGAAAATTTAGAACAAATAGAAAAAATCATTACTACAACAATAAAATATCTTGATAGTAATCCTTCTGGAAAACTAAACAACGAAAAATATAATATTGAAACTCAAACAACTATATTAACAGATAATATTTTACAAAATACACCTGTTAACGAAATTGCTGATTAATTTTATCCACATCATCAAGTATATTCTTTTGTAATTTCCTTAGAAAAGATATATATCTATCAATAACTATCATAGGTATAATAGGACGAAACAATAGAAAATCTAATTTATCACAAAGAATATATATTAATAATTTTATTTCAAGTTTATATAGTTTATATTTCATACTATCACTCCTTTTTTATTTATTATAACACAAATATTGTATAATACGAAAAAAAAGGAGAAATCAAACGTGTAAAGCACGGAAGCACTTATCAATTATCCATAAAATAATAAAGTCCCTAATGTCTACAACACACTAAGGACTTTAAAAAAAGAATTAATATAATAAGTTTAGTCACCATTATTATATCAAAGCCGTCCTACAATTTCAAGTTTTTTTAAACAAGAAAGGATTGATATAATATGGCAACGATTAGAAAAAGAGGAAACTCTTATCAAATTAGAGTATTTTGCGGTACTGACCTTTATGGTAAAAAAGTAGTAAATTCTATGTCATGGAAACCAGATGACAAAATGACAGAACGTCAAATAGAAAAAGAATTAAATAAAATTGCTGTACAGTTTGAAGAAAAAGTAAAAAATGGTATTGTTACAAAAATAGACAATAAAATAAAACTATATGAATTTTGTGATATTTATTTAGAAATGCAGAAAAAGGCACTTTCTCCTACTACTTATCATGTTTATAAAAGTATTATTACAAATTATATTGTACCTGCGTTGGGTCATATAAAATTAGCAGAAGTTACACCAATGCACCTACAAAAATTTATATATGCTCTTTCAGAAAAAAGTATATCAGCAACTTCTATAAAAACATATTATGCAGTTGTACAATCATTATTTTGTTTTGCTTGTAAAATGGGGTTTTTAGAATACAATCCATCTGTTTCAACAAAATTAAATTTCCCAAAAGCTGCCCCAACTCATACAGATATATTAGATGAAAATGGTATTAAAAAGCTTTTAGAGTGCCTAGAAAATGAGCCTATTATGTGGAGGGTACTTATTCACCTAGCATTATGTACTGGCTGTAGAAAGGGGGAAATTGCCGCTTTGCAGTGGTCTGACGTGATATGGAAAAAAAATCAAATCAATATTTGCAAAAGTTTATATAATATTAAAGGGGAAAAAGGTATCAAATCACCTAAAAATAACACAAGCAATCGTATTATTGCAGTACCTAGCTATATGATAGAAATGTTAAAACAATATAGAAATAGACAATTAGAAATAAAATTATCCTCTGAAAAGGAATGGAATAAACATAATATGATTTTTACAGATAAAAAAGGAGATTATATATCGCCATATAGTATTTCAAATTGGTTTAAATATTTTTTACAAAAAAATGCTTTATCACACATTAAATTTCACGCCCTTCGTCATACTTCGGCTACAATACTACTTGCAAGTGGTACAAATATCAAAACCGTTTCTAGTCGTTTAGGGCACTCTAATTTAGTCACTACAAATAGATATGTCCACGCTCTTATAGATGCCGACATTGCGGCTGCTGAAACATTAGAACAAAAGCTAAATTTTGAAAAAGTGGGACAAGAGTGGGACAAACAAGCATAA